AGCTCCCATTTTGCATGTAAATACCTTCCCATAAAAAATCAAAAAATCCAAAAACATTATAAAAACCAAAAAATCCAACTTTCAGGGGTGTTGACCTTGGGTTGGGACCATACAAAAACTGCTGCTTTTGCGGCCACCTGTACAGGTCTGGGAAACCTGTGCTGCGTAATGCCAATTTTCAACTGATCTTGGGAAAAGTCCTTCTTGAGGGAGGTGTCCTACGGTGTCCCGACCAGTGGTGCAAATCACTGGTCTGGGCACCGTAGGGCCTACTATGCCGTCGTAGCTCGGTAAAAAATTAAGCCTCTAACCATAAGCTTGGTTAGTACAAGTGTCGAGTAAGGTCCGACACCCTGCCCTTCGTCCACTATCTGGCAGAGGGGGTGTGAAAACCCCAATGTAATAAAAGTAAGTGGTCCTTTTTGGCCGATTTGGTGGGCAAAGAAGCAAAACCCCCCCAAAACCTGAATTAAAACATCATGAATTTTACTAACTCTACTAACTCACAGAATTATTCAAAATTTATGCGTCAAGAGGTCCTAGATGGTCGTAGAAAAATCACCATTGATCCTCGTTCCACACAAGGGCCGAGTGGAAAAGACGAATCGTTTTGCGAAATGCCAAACCAAAAACAAAAACCTCCTGAGAAGGAGGTCATCGTGGTTTCTTCTGTGGTCGAAGAAATTCCCGATGTCGAAAATTCCGACCTGGATAGGAATTCTAAAAATGAAGACGGTCATCTCTCCGAGCGTCAGGCCAGGGAAAAACAACAACGTAAATCTCTTCAGCAAGAGAAACAGAAAAAGAAAGACATTGCTGATAAGGAACGCGCTAAAGATCGAAAGGAACATCATAAGAAACAATATCGATCTCAAATAAATAACCAGATTAAAACTGGTAAAGAGATTTACGAGCGCGAAAAAAACAAAGCCAAGTTAGACAATCGTATTGATCAACTTGGTGACGATAATGCCCCACCAGAAAAGAAATTTGATGCTGCGGCTGCTCTGAGATCTCCTATGGTTGAATTTACCGTGCTTTTGCGAGTCGGTTGGTTTGACTACGTCTCAGAACAACCAACACTAGCAAGTTGTTCTTCTCAATTGGCAAAGAACTTGTTCAATCGAATTTACCATTATCGTCTTCCACGTGTCAGAGAACTTCCTGCAAAGGTGATCAAATTGGTTTCATCTGAATTTAACCCCAATTACAACGTAGTTACTGTCAAGAGTGCGAATTACTTTATTTCGCACCATCCAAACATGCGCAAACTCTATAACTATATCCATATTAATAGAGGTGAACTTCAAGCTCTTAGGTTTCAACAAACTTGTTTAGAATACATTTTCTCTCGTTATGAGTCTATCCAATACGTTCTTTCAGAGACGTCACTCACATACGAACATGAAGGTGCACTTCAACAACAGTTTGCTAGATCCTGGAGGACACCAGAGTCGCCTTTTTTCAATCGATATGGCGCTTTAAAGAAACTGCTTTACGGTGCTTTAGCACTATTATTGTTGGGTTTATTGTACAGGAGATGCAAAAATAGATTGAACACTTCAATCTCTTCTCTGATCAACACGTTCAAAAATGTGTTTGTTCTTGGGCCTAGGGTCACGGTCTTGAGACCGGGCTTGGTGGAGAAACCCTCCTCCGATGTTGTGTCCCACCCAAGTTCTTCTGTTCTTTCAAATACATGGTCGTTCCTGAAGCAAAGCTTCAGTCGTAGCGTTCCCAATGTTTCTCTTCCAAGCAGTGCCTCAATCCGAGACACTGTTACAACAGGCTTAACCAAATTGTCTGGTACATGGTCATTCCTAAAAAATTCTTTTAGTCGTAGTGTCCCCACTGTGTCGGTCATGGAAAATCTGATGGTGATTCAGGAAACCGTGAGTCGAAACGTTCCCACTGCCTCACAAGCATGGTCGTTCCTCAAGGGTTCTTTGGATTATTGTCGGCAGATTCCATTTGGTCAGGCCTTTTCTTCTGGCACAACTTTGATGAATAACGCTGTTTCGGATACCAGAGTTTTGTTTACACGAGTTCGAGAATCTCTTCCTGATGTTTCTCGAATGCTCCCAGCTAGACAACCACGTCTTACTTGGACGCAGCGCGACGCCAGATTCTCTCTTTGGGTTTTTATCAAAAATAGATGGAGGTCACCAAGACCTGATAATATTCACACTATATGTCAAACTTTCCCTCGTATTTCAATTTTTCTAGAGGAGATTATCAAATCTTTTCCGGGTGGAACCTTTTTTGTTGGTTTTATCGAATATCTTCAAACTGGTAGCTGGTCACATTATCATTGGCACATTCACAGTATGAAGTATAATTTCGCCACTCGTTTGAGGGAACATTACCGCATTTCTAGACCGGCCTCTTTTCTTCAGACAAACTACCTCCATCTTACTCCTGACGAAATGGAGTTTCTTCCAGACTCAGTGGACAATATTTCTAACACTTCAATGCCTTCACAACCTCTTCCTAAGGTTGGTCCTAATTACCAACTAGATCAACAACCAAATATACCTGCACATGACGTCCAGTATCCTGGTTTTCATGCTTTTTTCTTTAACGTGGGTGCTTTTCAAATGCCTGCTAACTCACCTGAAAATCAAGCTGCTGCACTACACATGAGGGTTTTGGATATTGTTGATACCAGAGTGAAGTTAAACCATTTCAGTTACACTGACTTGTTGAAGTGTGTTCATTCGTTAACGACTCCATTGAAACAATTGGAATATCAAGAATGGTTTTCACATTTAAATTCTAGACAAAAACTTCAAGTTGTGAGAGCTTCCGAAGAGAGAGAAAAAGGAATATTCCAAACCAAGGTCGACGTTAATTGTAAGACCGACGAACTTATTTATTCCAAAGTTAAGTTCGTTCCACGGGTTATTTTTAACTTCAGTGGACATTTTCTGGAGGAAATGGGTTTGGTTGTGACAATAATCACAAAAAGTTTGTCTCAGGGTGTTTTTTCCAAACACGGGCACGAGTTTGTCTATAATCACACCCCTGCTAGAGCTTATTTTACGTGTGGAGCTCTATCATCAGATCTGGACGATTTTTTCAATTCTGCAATTGCCGGATCTGGTCTGTGGCTTTTGTCCATGGGCGATGATCTCGCTGGTGTTCATGATGACAGAGGTCGAAAATATTATTTTGAATCTGACTTTTCAAAATACGACCGTACAATTTCCAATAAACTGGTTGACATTTTCTTTGTAATGCTTGAGACATTGGGCTTCAAAGAATATGAACAAGCGTTTTTTAAAATTTGGCAAGTTAAATTGAGTATGAGATCTCGTCGTTGGGAGAAAATGACGGGTAAAAAATCTCAACAAATAAACTCTTCCTATGATGGTCTCAAATTACCTGGTCATAGGACTGGTGAACCAGCCACTTGTCTTCTTAACAGCGTTCTTTCCATTTTTGTTACTATTTATGTTATGAATAGGTTTTCAAATCCTGTTCAAGGTTATGCCGCTTTCGGCTTAACTGCTAAGTTTCTTCGCAGAAACACTCCTAATGTCACATTTTTGAAAGGAATGTTTCTTGAAAATGAACATGGTAACTATCAATGGACTAGGATGCCTAGTTTTATCGCAAAATTGGGCAAAACAATGACGGACCCATGCGATATTTTTAAAAAACCACCAGTAGCATCATACCACGATTGTCTCAGATCACAATGGCTAGGTTTTGGTGACATGTCCTCTGTTTTTTACTATTCTCAACTTAACAACCTTATTTTGAAGAAAACATTTTTGTCTACAATCACAGTTCCACCTCAACTAGATTTTTGGAAAATAACTTCTGTTTCCAAGGCAAAAATACCGTTTGATGTCTATCGTCAGTTTTTAGCATCAAGATATAATAGTACATGCGAGGATTTTGAAGAATTTTTGTCATTGCTGGATCGAGGTACCATCCCTTTTGTCTACCGCAGTAAATTTATAGAGCATGCTGCGGATACAGACTACGGTTAATACGTTAGTAATCTGTCCTGATCATGACGTTAAACTGATCGCGTCCCTTCATGTGATCTTTCTTGTAAGTGAAATCCGAGTTGTAATCTACAAGGACTGCTATGAAGGGTAAGCCCTGGGCTATTTAGCCTTACTTCCAGGATGGGGTTGGCTTTTGCGTGGGGGTAATCACCCAATATCCAGG